CATGAGAACGACAGGATGAAGTGTTGTCTGGAGAACTTCTTGATGTGGAACCAAAAGTTGGGTGAGACAGTCTCTACTGAGCAGACCTTCAACCTTCCTTTGGACGAGAAGCATGAGATCAACTTTATAGGGGTTATCGACCGAGTAATCAAGGGTTCAGATGGTGGATATCTCGTTATTGACTACAAGACATCTAAGCGTGAGAAGAAAAAGAAGACGCTGATGGATGACAACCAGTTGAAAGGATATGCCTATGCTATTCACGAGACACATGGAGTCCCCTACAACAAGATCTACTGTGCTCACTACTACCCCGTCACAGGGAACTTTGTGTCAGTCAAGTTCTCTAAGTTCCAGATTGATCGCTGGAAGAAGTTGCAGATCGAAAAGGTCTGGAGGATTCGAAAGAAGAAGAAGGATGAGTTCTGGGCTCAAGAGAACATCTTCTGCGACTGGTGCGAGTACAAGGAAGCTTGCCCTAAGTTCCACTCAGACGAGCATGTCTGCAAGCGTATTGACGAGCAGAAGGAATTAAAAAAAGCTACCAAGAAAGAAAAGCCAGAGGCCAAGAAGTCCGAGGATGACAAAACTGTCAATGGTTGAGTTTCTCTCAACGCCTAGACCTACATTCAAATCTTTGTGGACGATAGACCTTTCGGCCACATCCTTGATTACATCTTGAAGGTCTTCGAGCGACTTGAGGTGTTCTTTGAGTTCTTTATTCATATCTAAATGCTTCGAGTGAACCTGAGATTATAGGCTTGTAGATCTCGTAGTCAATATCTTGGAGGAAACTTTCTACAACTTCCTTATTAAATCCAGAATCGATAGTTAAGAACTTATGGACTATCTTCATCTTCAAGGGCTTTCTAGAGTCTAAAGATTTAAGTAGTTTGATTTGAAAGAGGCTAGGAAGCCTTTTACCGTATTTAAATGACCATTTATCGGTAAAGTCACTGGAGAAAGTGAAGTTCAGTAAATCAATTATCTCGACTAAATCTTCTTCTAATGTATTCATAATAATAAATAGTTATAGAGGGGAACCTTGTGGATAATCATAAGAATCCTAGAAAATACTAAAGAATTACATGGTGAACTTCGAACAGGCTCTGGGTGAGCTTCAAAATAATTACGAGGTGAGATTGGTCAGCACATCTTACTTAGGTGTAGGTGCTGGAGATATTGTAGTAGTCTCCTACCCAAGAACTAATGAAATCACCGGAAGGAAAGTAAACATCCCCAGAATCGGGTTCATTATGTCTTCTGGGCAGACTGCTGCCAATAGTGGAGTTAGGATTTCCTCCAGACTCAATCAGATTCTAAACTTCGTAGATGCTGAACTGATAAGTGGCGGTGAGTTCGCGGATATAGTAGATAAACTATACAACGAGGAGTTGGAGCCAATCGTCTCTCAGTTTAAATATAAACTGAATGGAGACGTAGGCGGTGTGCCAATCATGGATAAATTCAAGACATTTAAGATTTCTGAGATATCGGGAAAGAGTGTGCTTCGCATAGAGGTTGATAAGGGTGGTGAAGTCTAATGGTAACTACTCGACAAGAACTAACAAAAGCCCTTGAAGATAATGTACAAGCAATCCGCAATATGCAGACAAGCTTCGTGAAGTTGGGTTCTCAATTGGGAGGATTTTTTAATCCTCTACAAGTAATGGGAGATGGCTTTAGAAAGCAAGAAGCTATTCAACTTAAAGCCCTCGCCGCCGGGACAACTGCTAATAAGTTTTTAGAGTCTAACACTCAAGCCATGGCAGGGCTACAGTCATCAAATCTTTCTCTTAGGAAGTTTATGATTGGCGGATTCACGCAAGGTCTTAGGGATGTTTCTGACTCGACAATAGCTCTCGCTGATGAGATGATCATTACGGGTCAGAATACTGATGCTTTAGCCACTAATCTTGGGTTTGTTAGGTTTGCAACTGGGAACTCGGTTATGGCGACAGCCAATTTATCTCAAACAATATTGCAGACTTCAAAAGCTAACGGAGTAAGCTCCGAAAAATTAGTTGAATCTCTTAATTCACTAAGGGGTGTCATGACCAATGTCTCCATCTTTGGCGACCGCGCTGTTGGAACTTTTGCTGAGTTAGGTACTGCACTTACAGGTCGCTTGCAAGGAGTTCAAGGGAGTCAGGATGCTATAACTGGATTACTTAACTTGCTGTCTGATCCGTTGAAGATAGCGTCTCAAGAGCTTTTAGGTCTTAGGGGTCTTTCGGAAGACTTAATAGCAGGAAGAATTTCTCAAGATAAAGCTATGTCACAAATAGCTCAAGCTGCACGAGGACTTCAAACGGGTTCCGGTGATCCTATGGTAGTGGCACAACTAAGACAGGCTCTTGGTGGTCCTCTTGTTAATTCGCTAAACCTAGTGGGCAAAGGCATTGATAACTTCGAAGGATTATCTGAAGCTCAAATGAAACAGAGAGCAGATAACTTTAAAACTATGAAGGCTTTTGAGCAAAGAAAAGAACAATTCTTCACCCAGTTTGCTCCTGAAATGCACCAATCGATTGTTGAGTACTTACCCTTGTTAGCAGCCGGACAAGCGGGTTTAGGACTTATTCAAGCAGGTAGAGATCTGAGATTTGCCGCAGCAGGTCGTGTTGGAGCCGCTGGCGGATCGATAGATCGAACCTCAGCCGCAATGAATAGGTTAGGTACTGGAGCAAAATTCTTAGGGAGAGCAATACCTCTTGCCGCTATTGGTATAGAACTTTTTGGATACATAAAAGGTATCTTTAAAAATACCGAAGCACCCGCAGAACTTGCTCAACAGCAACTAAGAGCTAATCAAGCAAATGCAAACTCTCTTGCAACTATTGGAACTGTCGTTCAGCAATTACTCAATCAGTATGGAGTAGGGAATGATGGAGCTATGTTGAATAAAACCATGCAGACTGTAGTCCTTCGAACGGAAGAGTTGATAAGTGCGGTTAGATCTACACCCCTCACCCCCCAAACCAATTAGAAATGCCAAGATTCTCTTCTTTAAAAACTTTTGAACAGACAAAACGCTCAAGACAGCTTTCTGAGAGATCTCACCTAGGTATAGAGTTTCCTCAAAGTGATGGTCGGGTGTTTAGAACCTACATTCCCTTTCTTCAGAATCCTATAATTACTGAAAGAGGTCAATCTAACTTAGTAGAATACGACTTGGTGGGGCGTCCAGGAGGACTTTACAGTTATGGGGGCTCTAAGTCCAGAGTTATCACTCTTCAGTTTAAGATTAACTTAGTTCACCTTATGTATTCCGCTTCTACTGAAGGTATTTCAGCTAAATTCTTCAGAAGCTTCAACTTGTTCTACGCTGATAAAGAGAGGGCTAAGAAGGCGTTTAACTTAAAGCCTGGAGGCTCACGGGACCAGGAGATAACAGCAGCGCAGTCTGCGACTGATGCGGCTTTTGACCTTATGAGCAGTCCTAATCCTGATGGGTTTCAAGCCGTCAATCCCGATGGTTCACCTTACACTGCTGTTGATGCTGTAGCTCTTGAGGAGGGTCTTCAAGAAGACCTTCAATCAGACTTAACAGACATTTCAAAGGATGGCTCTCATGAGATCACTATTGGCAAAGGGTTCCCACATGCTTCAACTCATAGAGCATTTTACCGTGAGGCTTTAAGTGTTCTAACAGGAAATCAATTCCCTACAGAAGCTCCGTTTTTGGACGGTATCGCAAATTACTTTATAGACGGCATTAACAGTGCTAACTTCCTCAACCTTGTAGGTGACGCCAAAGCTCCTACCATCTTGTCCCCACAGGACCAGTTAAACAGGCTTAATGATTTGATAGATGCGGTTTACGTTTGGGTTAATCTGGTTAGGTCAACGACTTTAAATAACTCTACAAACACTGTTCAGGGGCCTCCAATCGTCAGGCTGAATCATGGCCCCATGTATAACAACATTCCTTGCATTGTTTCGGATTACTCCATAGACATGAACCAGCAGGCGGGTTATGAGGTTGAGACCCTTACACCTAAAGAACTAGTTATAAACATGACTCTGAAAGAGACTCGAACAACAGGTCAGTTTCAGGAAAGTGAGATTGAGTTAGGAGACCACGTAGCTGGGTGGGAAGCTATTATAAGTAACAACAACACAGATCCTTACAATGGCTCTGTAAGTAGGAATCAAGAATCGATCTCAATTACTGAGCTTAATAAGAGTAGGGGATCGACATAAGGAGAGAGCATCATGCCTAATTATAAAAATCATTTAAGCCAAGGCTACCAAGAAGTTACCTTTAAGGATAAGGCAGTTGTAACCTCTATGAACTCTCCCAATTTTTCCGCTAGCTTATCACGACTTAGGTCACAATCAGGCTCAGTGGGCGTAATTCCCCCAGGGTATGAGCACAGGGCAGATAAGATTGCTGATCTTTTCTATGGTAGTCCTACCTTGGATTGGGTTGTCCTTTGGGTAAACAACATATCAGATCCCTTTGAGCAGTTGAATGTTGGAGATCGTATTAAGATTATATCACTTACATGAGAACTTTAACTGCGAACGTTTATGTAACAAAGTCCTTACCTGCAATAGATAAACTATTTTTTGCAGAGCATAAGCTACAGACTTTTCAAGAAGGATTGAAAAGTCTCTCTAAGACCGAATACGAGGAATCTTTTGTCGCAAGTCCAATGCGTAATGATGGACTGGCTCATTTTGAGTATAGCTTCCAAGCTAACGGAAACGCGGCTGAAGGTAAGGGTATAAATGTTGTAATGCGGTTACAAGAGACATCTAAGTTGCTTGAGATGTTTCTTTTAGAAAACGATCCTCTTGCGAGGATTATTGAAAACAGACAAGAAAAAGTTCAAAGATTAAATAAAAGTTCAAGATCTAAGGATTTACCAGGAGATCCATTTAAGAGTGTAGATTTAAAGGATAAACTTAAAAGGTCTTCTCGATACTATTTTGCTTTTGGAACATCAGATAACATTAAAGATTGGTCTGGGCCTTACAGTATGCAACTTGCAGGGGCCACACTAGTAAACGATGAAAATAATGTTAGATCCATAGAGGTTACCTTCATACCTGATACCGAGAGTTTCAAGAGTTACTCCGATAACCTAGGTAAACTCGTGGGCTACAATGATAGTCTTAAAAACTTAAGTCAATTTATCACATCAGACTCTGTCTTAAATGCTCACGCTAAGATTGTAGATTCTAATTGCATCAATAAAGAATATGATTTAGACTATAGACTTCGAAAATTAATTAAACAATACATTGGCTCCTTTACTCTTAATGATGGTAACGCAGTTGTCGTATTACCTCATAAGTTTGGGAGACTGAAAGTTAAAAAGGAAGATTATACTGGATCAATGGATGCTTACGCCCGCGTAGGTGCGCCGAGACCTCTTCAAGGACCGCAGCCAACCCAGCAGGAAGTCCGCGAAGCAATAATCGAGTCGTCAAATTTAGGATCAGGATTTATCCCAATAGGTGGTATTTTTGATAGTGTTGAAAATCTTAAGGCCGCAGGGGTGTTAGTTAACAAGTTTTCCGAGTTTCATACTTTTGTTAAGAGTACGTCTTTAAGCAATAATACAATTAATACTCGTCAGGCGGTAGTAGATTACTTAAATCAAATAATAGGGGGTATACAGGATGTCAGAGGAGCAGGCGCAGAAACTCAATTTTTCGCAAATAATAGAAGGGAGAGGCTTGCGAAGTTAGCCGACTTAGATAAACTCTTTGAGGAGCAGCAGGAACGTGCTAGGGATCGTCAAGTGGCTAAGGCAGAGTTAGAGGCAGAGGAAAAAATTGGTAAAGCTGAAATAGAGAAAGCAGAGAAGATCGCTGCATTGGATGACTACATGCAGACTTATGGGGTAGAAGGAACTATTGATCTTATCCTAGGCTCTTTCACATACTATAGATTTATTGAAGAAGTTCTATTCCCTCTTCGCCCGAAAGAGCCTCGTGGACCCATACCGGAATTAACCAGATCAAATGCATTTGACTTGTATTACACAGCTTGTGATATTGAGTTAGATAGGAAGAAAGGTTTGGCTCAGACTGCATTGGACAGAGAGATTAAAGCTGCTAATGACCGAATGGCGGCTATCTTAAAGCCAGACAGTTTTGCCCGTAATAAGTTCAGATCTTCATTAACCGACCAACCTACAGACATAGAAACTCAGACGACCAATGTAATAGAAGGCATTAAGCGTGATGTAAAAACTAGTTTGTCTGAGCGAACGAAGAAGTTAAGACAGATAAATACTGAAGCTAACTGGGATTTACTCACATCACCTGAGTACGTAAGAGAGATGGGTGAGGTTAAATACCAATCTCTGAGTCTTGCTATTGAGAGTCGTAATTTAGCTTCTCAAGATGTTCCTGATGGATTCTCACCTTTGATTGCTCCCCTGGTGAAGCTTATATCCTACTTGAAAGACAAGACGCCCAAGGATGTTAAGAACTCCTACTATGATTTCTATGAAGAAACGGATATGAGAATTCTTAAGCTATGGCACGCAAACGGTATTATCTCCGACCCTTCTAGGCCCGCTTACGTTTTTGGGGACATAAACGAAGCCGCCAAGATCTTATATCTTGAACCCATACAAGGTAATGATAATTACAGTCAACATAGTTTAAATACTTTATTCGCATTCGATAGCTTTAATCGCAATGATGGTGAGGCCATTAGCGATCAACCCATGGCGATTGAAGGTCGGAATTTTATTTCCTCCTCAGAGGCATCTGAGAAATATGAGAAATATGTTAGACAGTTTAAAGATGAGTTTCCTACAATTAATGATCCTTTAGAGTTTAAGCACAATCAACAGGGTGCGAACGTGACAGATCTTAATTATCGTTTAGATAACTACATTGTGACCTTACTAAGTATGCCGGTCAGATCTTCACTAGACAAGGGAGCCATAGGTACAACTCGATTAAGACTGGCTCGTGATGCTGTGGAGAGCGCAATCTCTAGTGAGGTAAAGAATGAATTGGCTAAATTCCCGGAAGCTATTACATCCGATATAAACAACATCGCAGCCACGCTGATTGATGAGAACAATACATCAACCGATTTGATATTAGCTATAGCTAATGATAAGGCTCTCGTCCAACAGAAGAATGCCGTAGACCTGTTCTCCTTCCTTTACTTTATGCAAAATTACGATGATCTTTCTTCGAAGGTTGCATTAAGCCAAGATGTTCATATTTCAAAGTCTTCGAATAGCAAGCCTAGGTTCGATCAATATTATGAAGCCATTTTAGACCTAACCAAGAAGCTGCTTGTTAGATCTACTGTTAGAACCCTTCCTATTTTTAATCAGAAATCCTATTTAAAAAAGAAATGCACTCTTAATGGGACCACTGGAGGAATCATAGGGTTTCCTGAAAAGCTACGTAAACCAGCACCTTATAATGGAAACTATACTATTTTAGGATATAAGCATGTTATCTCGCCTTCTAAAATATATTCTGAGTTTGAGTTAGTTAGGGAGGGTTTAACTTCAAACGCGGCACTGGCAAGCAAATCTGTAAAAGAATTCTTATGCGAGGTTTTGAAAGGTAAATTACTTAAATTTGAGAAAGCTAGGGAGAGGCTTGTAGCAACATACCTTAAAGAGTCTCCTTTTGCTGGTGAAATTTTCAAACAAACGTCCGCTGCCTTAAATTTCCTGGAGGGGGATGAAGGTACCTTAGGTATGCTTTATGATGCGGCGGGTCGCCCCGGAATCAATCAGCTTAATATAGGGCCTTTCTCACCAGGAGATACAGAGAAGAGAATTGAAAAAGCTCTTAAAACAATGGGGTGTAAGTAATGTTAAAGAACGTAAAAGGATTTGTAACCTCAAATGTAGATATTTCAAGATCTGGATATTTTAAAGCTGTTTTTGATGAGATATCCGATGAGCCTATAGACGTTACATATACTTCTCCCGGTTATAGACTTAACGGAGGTGGGATGCTCATGATCCCTGAAGAGGGTGATACTATCCTAGCTCTACAGGATACGAAGACCAGAGAAGTATTTTATCAATCTACTGTCGTTAAAACGGAGGGTCCTATCGTATCTAAGCCCACACCTAACTTTAGAGATATTCGAGATGAGAATACCTATAGTAATCTTGGGAAGCCCGTAAAAGTAAGATACGAAAATCAAAAAGGCTCGGGTCTTTGTATAACAAGTGAGTTTACTTCTTACAGAGAGACCCCAATCCCTCCTAGAATTATTGAGTCGGTTGTATTAACCACTCCCTTAAGTAAGAAAATAAGTTTAGACGATTCTCCTGAGGTAGATTCCATTTCTATCAAGAATCAACACAAGGATGGGATTATCGTAACTGGTGATGCTACTAAAACATTCCCGGCTCAGATGATTCAGGTCAAATCTAGTGGTCCTCATAACTATACCTGTATGCAGTCTTACATGGATATGCGAATCGTAGAGGGCACCGATATTACTATAGAGAATAACTCAACAGGTAAGATGGGTCAAACACCTTCCCAAGATCAATGGCCTAATGGAGCAGAGGGGCAAGCCCCTAAGAGATGGGGTGGTGTATACCTTAGGAGTGATAATGGCGACGTATCCATGGCGTCGAAGGCTGAAGACGGAAGAGTGTTTATCACAACTAATGATGCTCAGATTCAGATAGTAAAAAGAAATGAATCTGATGTTAGTGACATTATTATCAGGACTAATGGCAAGATCAGTATGGAGTCTGAAGAGGACATTGATATAAGATCTAACAATGGTTCGATTAGATTTCAAGCAGCGGGTGATGTTGACGTTACCGCTGGGGGTTTATTAAAAACAAGTTCGTCAGGTAAAACCTCTATATCAAGTGGTGAAGATACCGCTATTGGAGCAGGGGGCAACATATTGCTCAATTCAGGTGGAACTGAATCCCCAGCAGCCGCAACTACGACCGAACCTTTACTTAATGATTACAGTGACTAATGGCTAAATTTGATTTACAAAGTTTTGCGAGATCAGTAGGGGGAGACGGTCAAAGCATATTAGGTGCTCTGGACGTTCAGTTTGGTGTCCCTACCTGCATGATGAATTTAGGTAAGGATTTACTGTCCTTACTCCCCTCTAATGTTTTAGGGGGTATGAGAACTGACATGGTTATTGGTAGGAACGCTGCCGATGCTGTTACAAAAGCTCTCTCTCAAAAACTCAGAAACCTTACAGGCATTATTGAGTTCGATACTGATGAGGGAGTGTTTAGATTTGTGTCGGATGCTTCTCAGTATGGACAGGAAGCTGAGGGCCTTCTCGGGACTTTAGGGTCCTGGCTTGGTGCCGCTCAACAAACCATAGCGTTTGGATCTCAGTTATATTCTAATGTAGAAGCCGCTGTTGGTTCAGTTGAAGAAATCGTAGCGTGTTTAGGTGGAGTTGAGACCTACCAAAAGTTCATAGCTGGAGAGTCTGGTACTTTTAGGGCTGACTTAGCTCAGGCAGACCCTGATGCATTAGCAACAATTATCGCTAAGGATCTTGGACCTCAGATTGAGAACGCTAAAAATGCTCAAGATTTTATAGAGAAGGCAAATGTTGCTGTATCAGATATTGATGATATTCTCACCTCTCGCATCGATAATCCAGATCTAGAGCCGCAGTTTGATGAGGATGTATCAACTTCTGGATCTCCTGAGAGCGTGTTTAGATTGCAAGCTGGTCCTCCTGAGTCAAAGAGTGGTCAGTTTGTGTTATCTGTGGATGGACTTTACTATGACTCGCAGACAAGCGGAGTGGCTCCGGCCCTCTTAGAGCTTAGTGTTCGAGATGGCGAGAGAGACCCATCCCTTGACTGGACGTTTGAGTATGACCCCAACCTAGGTGGTAAAGGTATTCCGACAACCAGTGATGACCTTAACGCATACTTCAACACCATCTTTGATCCCAACTTAATTGATGAATCCACGTTTATGCAGCAATACTACGATGCTGATAATACCGTGGTGAACATCCTTGGTCAACGTAATAGAAAAGTATATGACGTTTCTGCCGAACTCCAAGAGCACCAGGATGCTGGATCATCTCAATCCTTAATAGATAACCTTAAAAGAGTTATGATCTCTGAATCTTCAAGATTCATGGATCAGGTGAAAAGAAGAAAGAAGCAGATTGAGCTTGCTGTAAAGATGCCTAGCATTTACGGCAAAGGCCAACTTTACGCCCCTGGTGAAGTTCCTGTAAACGACTTCTCTTACTTGGCAGGTATTAACTACGCTCTCGACATTCAAAAGCAAAGAAGCCTCATCATCCGTCAGGACGAGGTTAAGAGCGTTGTATTGCCTGTAGAGACAAAGTTTACCGAACGCATCGAGCGTCATGATGATGTAACCATTAATCACCTTCTAGTTAACGCAGTTCCTGACGGTGTAATTATTGATAGTGCTGCTGCTTCGGCATCGGTGTCTGCATCGATTGCAGCCAACCCTAAGATTATTGAAGATGGCCTGTTTGGATTATACAACTACTTGACCCTGAAGACAAGCGATCCTTCTAGTACATCCTATGATTTGAGAAATAGCACGGCTAAGGGTGTTAGTCATAACGCTCAACTCGTTGGTGATAGTAGAGAAATCCTTGATAAAGGTTTAGGTGTCGCTCACTTAAAAGGTATTTGCAGGACTGATTCTCTAGGATTCGTTTCGGGGAATGGAACGTTCGCCAAGCTTCCTCCTCAGCAGGAGTTCCAAGACCTTATCTACGGTAGAGGTGGAGCGACTTTTGAGTCCTGGGTTTACACACCAGATCTTTCCTCGGTGAACACTTACAATCAAACCTCGGAGGTTTCAGGACTATACAGGCTCATTCTTGCTAACGAGAACACGGGATCTGGCACAGGCATTAACGCTCAGTCGGATATTTTAGATATGTCTCTAGATAATGGTATCGGTGTAGCTAGAGGTATGATCTTCGGGTTCAGCCGAGATAGGAGATTTACTCAATCCACCGTCCCTAGTAACCTAGAGGCTGATAACCCAGTTCGGGATGTTGCTCTAGTTCTTGCCCCTACACAATCGTATGACTCGTCTAGTGCTGGCTTCCTAGTTAATAAAATAACAACTGAAAGCTGCCAGTCAGCATCATCATACAAGGGTCTCGTGATCCCAGCTTCGAGCACATACAATGGTGCTACACTCTCTTCTTGTGCTGATGCGTTCTGCCAAATCTCTGTAACTTTGAACCCTGTTAGGGATGAGATTAAAGTTTACCTTGACGGTACAAACCTAGTAACGTCCAGCTACGGAGATGTCTTTGGGGTAAGTCCTAGAAAGCAAACCCCCATGATACCTTCTATTCCTCCTGATAATGCTTTTGAGTATAACACTACTAATATCACAGGGAGTTCCTTGGACGCCTACAAGTATGGTCCTAAACGAGATGAGTACTTTACCCCTTGGGTATTAGGAGGGGGCTACACAGATGGAAATCCTGATGGAGGATTTATGGGCGGGACTTATGGTGGCAAGGTCAGTGGTCTTGCCGGTTATTTAGGCTGCACTAGGTTCTACTCAAAGCCGCTTAATTCTGTGGAGATACTAAATAACTATAACGCGACTAAGAACTTCTTTAAGAATATTAAACTCTAATCATGGCCATCCCTGACGATACTGATATTTACGGCAAGATTATAGCCCCAAAAGCTAGAAAAGAAGTCACCTTAAAGGATCCGATAATTAAGGGGTTTAAGTATCCCTTTAAACCTACTAATAATAACGGATACTTCTCAAAGGCTAGTGGTCTAGATTTGATTAAAAGTATGGTCAAGTCCTTCATCAGGACCAATCGAGGTGAGAGATTCATGCTTCCCGATTACGGGGCTGACCTTCAAAAGTATCTCATGGAGCCTTTGGACCAGGATACTTTTAAACTTATAAAGGACGAGATAGAAACCTCTGTTCGTAAATACCTGAGCATACTTCAAATAAATAAACTTCAAATATTTGAAAATAGAGACAGTACTTTAGTGGTAAAGCTTTTTGTAGGTCTGAAAGATTCAGAGGCTACAAACTTCAACGTAGAGGTTAGAATCTAATGCCTAAATTCGACGGAACAGTTAAATCTGATTTTTTAAAATTTATCCCTACCGACATCGATAGTAAAGATAGATTTATCAACTTTGCCGCTTCAGACTTTGCAAGCCTCAGACAAAACTTAATTGAATACACAAAAGCTAACTTCCCGTTAGATTACAACAACTTCAATGAGTCGGACTTCGGCATCTTACTGGTTGAGCTTATGGCTGCTATTGGCCACATTCAATCTCACAAATCGGACTACCTTGCTAATGAGAACTTCCTGAGAACTGCTAGGGAAAGAGCCAGCGTAAAGAAGCTCATGGAGTTAATCGGCGTCAGGATGAAAGGTCCTATCGCAGCGGCTGCAAATGCCTCATTAACATTCACTCCTGCCAGTAATGCTAGTGGTTTAATTCTCGCTCCTAGCCAGAGGACAGTTAGTATCACCTCTCCTCAAGATGGTGGATCTTTAACTTACACTCTTTATAAGGTTAACAGTGACGGTAGTATCGATCTTAAAAGTAATACCGAATCTCTTGAGTTTAACTTTGAGTCAGTAGACGCTCCCATCATTACAAGTGCCGTCCTCCTAGAAGGAGCCCTAGTAGTAGAGACTGGTACATTTACTGGTCCCGAGTCTATCAAATCGGTCCGACTTTCACAAGCCCCTTATGTTGAAAAAAGTGCTCAAGTCTTTATTAACGGGAACGAGGCTACTAATGGAGTATACTTAGAGGAAGATAATATTTACTTTGCTTCTGGGGCTACTGATAAGGTTTTCCAAATCGTAACCAACGATGATTTCGCAGCGACTGTGGTGTTTGGGGATAATACCCTTGGTCAAGCCCCCTCTGTCGGAGACTCCTACACGATCACTTACCGAGTTGGTGGGGGTTCAAGAGGCAATATACCTGAGAGCTTTATAAATGCTGAAATAACTGGTACAGCAAAGCTAGCTGACGGAACTTCGGTTACGGGAACCTCTGTCAGTGTTGAGAATAGCACACTAGGCACAGGTGGGGCAGATGCTGAAAGTATTGCTAAAGTAAAAAGGTATGCCCCTCTTAAGTTTAGATCTCAAAACAGATGTGTAACCCTACAAGATTACACAGCCTTTGCTAATACTTTTACCTCAAACTATGGCTCCACTGGCAAGGCGAGAGCGGTTACTACTAACGCCTATTCCACTGCGAACAATATTGATATTTATGTTTTAGAGAAGGCGAGTGATCTTCAGCTTAGAGCCCCTACAGCGGAATATAAGCTCCAACTCTTAACCGAATTGGATACTGTGAAGATGATTACAGACGAGCCTTTGATTGTCAACGGTCTAATCAGACCTGTAGATGTCGAAGTAACTCTGACACTAGATAGGAAGTTTAAGATTGAAAAGCCTCAAATCCTTGCAAGAGCGAATGCAGTTCTTCTTAATTACTTTAATGTAGATAACTTTGATTTCGGTTTAGATTTTAACCCTCAAGATCTTATTAGAGAGATAATCAAAGAACCTCAAGTAAGGTTCGCTACGGTGGATAATATTACTGAGCCGATCTTTACAGAGATTAACGAAATTATTCAGCTAAATAATTTTACCATAACTGCTGAGTTCATCTAATGGCATCTGGAAAGAACTATCTCACTACGCAGAAATATTTCAAGCCTAATTATTATGAGGCTATGAAATACATAATTCCTCAGTATCTTACTGAGGATGATATTGAGAATTTTGGTGAAGAAGTAGATTTAAGAGATCAAGTCTTAAACTCAAACATTAGACTAGCCGACAACTTCGCCAGTCTTATTGAAGTAAGTTCTGTTGCCGATACAGCATACAGTGGGATTGACACGGCCAGTGGTATATCTGAATATTTTGTTAAGCAAAACAATTTAACAAACATAACCACCAGGAAGTTTGAGGATAAGATTCTTAAGCCTTTAGGGGTTTCAATATCCGACTACGATTCAAGCGGAGCATTTGCAACCTACATTTCAGGAACTTTACTTCCTAGTATTACCTTGAATGATCCTACTGCTACTTTTGTAGTAGGTCACTCGCCCTCCGACACGCATAACTATCTCATTGATAATTTATCGTGGATGTATTTCCTGAACACTTCAGGCCCTAAAGGAACTTACGACCCTTCTACCTCGGTCACTGATCA